GCTGCCGAGCCAGGTCAGATGCCGACGCATTCGGCGGTCTTGCGGTGGTGTAAGCATGACCCTCAGGTTAGGGAGGTATACGAGTTGGCGCTTGCCGCGAAGGCCGAGCTACTGGCCGACGCCGCACTTGAGACAGCGCTTGAGAGTGACATCGACCCCAAGGAGCGGATCAGGCACCTTCAGTGGCATGCGTCTAAGCTGGGGAGGGAGACCTACGGTGAGTCGAAGCGTCTAGACGTTGCCCACGTTGACACAAGGACTGATGAGGAGATCGACGCTCGGATTGCAGCGTTGCTGAAGAATGAGGCGTTGCGCGCCTCTCTCCCGGCTGATATTCTCGTGCTAGATGTAGGTGAGAAGGATGGTGAACCTAATAAGCCGTGAGCCATTACGGGCGCCGTTCCCGTGGTTTGGCGGGAAGTCAAGCGTCGCACAAGAGGTATGGTCCAGGTTTGGAGATATAGACAACTATGTTGAGCCTTTCTTCGGGTCTGGTGCTGTCCTGCTCGGCAGACCTGGGTACCACCCAAACATGGTCGAAACGGTGAACGACAAGGATTGCCTTTTGGCGAACTTTTGGAGGGCTGTAAAGGCCGCACCGGATGAAGTCGCACATTATGCGGATTGGCCTGTCAATGAGGCTGAACTTCATGCGCGGCATGCGTGGCTGCTTAGGCGGATGGCAGAGATTGAGAAGTTTATTAATGGTGATCCTGAATTCTATGACGCACGCGCTGCTGGATATTGGGTATATGGTATTTCAACATGGATTGGCGGTGGATTTTGCTCAGGCGATGGCCCATGGGTGACGGTACTTGGTGATAATGGGCATTGGGCACTCGTGCACAGGGAAGACGCTAATGGTCCTAATGATGCAAGCGTTTGCTGGCTCGGGTTGCACAGGCAACTTCCTCATTTAGGCGATAACGGTAAGGGTATACATAGCAAATCAAGGCGCGATAATATTTATAGCCTGTTTGAAGCGCTGAGCTATAGATTACGTAATGTTCGCGTGTGTTGTGGGGATTGGAGTAGGGTTTTGACAAAATGTGTAACAACCGTGCATGGAGTAACTGGTGTATTTCTTGACCCTCCCTATGGAGTAGACGACAGGTCTGATATCTATAGGTGTGAAAGCAGGGTTGTTGCGCGTGATGTATTGGAGTGGTGTATAGACAATGGTGGCAACAACATGCTACGTATTGCTCTTTGCGGCTACGAAGGGGAGGGCCACGAGGTTCTTGAAGACCTTGGGTGGCAATCGTTCGCGTGGAAGGCAATAGGCGGGTATGGAAATCAGTCAAATGGTATTGGACGTGATAATGCCAAACGGGAAAGGATCTGGTTTAGCCCATCATGTGTTGTTCCAGCCAGGTCTTTGTTTGATGGTTTGGAGTAATGTCATTGCGCGAGCTGTCTGTTTGGGTTAAGTTTATCATGAACATGCCGAGCCATTATGGCGAGGCTTTTGGCTGAGGAGGATTTATGGCCAACGAAATGAGCAACAGCGGGAAGGGCAGTGGCGCTGCCAAGGTTATCGCCACTGACATCCGTCAGAGTGGGAAGCCCTACGACCAGAAGACGGTGAAGGGCAATCTCGGCGGCAAGAAGAGCAAGTAACACATGGATCTGGACCCGATTCAGGCTGAGTTAAAGAAAGGCGAGATCGGGCCAGAGGAGCTTCGCAGGCTACAGGCAGAGCTTGCAGAGCTCCTAGCTGAGAAGCGCAGAAGGCTTGAGACGAACAGGTTCAAGCAGTATGCGTACGCCTATTCCCCGGACTTTGTTTCGCCTTATAAGGACACGCTTGGACAGAGGGACGGGTATAGGCGTCACAGGTTGGCGATTTGTTCGACGAAGAAGGTAACCGCTTTGCTGGGCGGTAACCGTGTCGGTAAGACAAAGGCCGCAGCGTTCTGGATCACATGCCACGCTACTGGTGAGTACCCAGAATGGTGGACCGGTAAACGGTTCTATGAGCCAACAGAGGGGTGGACCGCCGGCGTGACTGCGCGCGATACGCGCGACATTATGCAGCGCGAGCTTCTTGGTGAGATCACCAACATGGGGACAGGCATGATCCCCAGGGACAAGATCGTCTCTATCCGCAAGCTCGCTGGCGTACCAGATGGCGTTGACACCATCTTCGTGCGACATGTATCTGGCGGTGTGTCATCTATAGGTCTCAAATCCATGGAACAGGGAAGATCCAAGTTCCAGGGTAAGAGCCTTCATTATGCGCATATAGACGAAGAGCCAGATAAGTCTGGCGAGTCGTACGAGATCTTCTCTGAAATGCGCACCCGCACAATGACAACGGGTGGGCAAGTCCTGCTGACGTTCACCCCCCTAAAGGGCATGAACGAGTTGTGTCAGTACATCCTTAACCCTGAGAACAGGGAATTTGTTGATTATGTAAACGTGACATGGGATGATGCTCCTCATTTGTCTGCCAAGGACAAGGAAGAGATGGAGCGTCAGATGCTTCCTCACGAGGTTGAGGCGAGACGGTTGGGGAAGCCTGTTATCCGTGAGGGGCTTGTGTTCCCGTTCCCAGAGAGCCAGATTGTGTGCGATACGGTGAACCCACTGGACCACTGGTGGTTTATTGGTGGGATGGACGTGTCAAAGTTTGGCGGGAAGACTGCTGCGCTTTATATTTGCAAGAACCCGCAAACTGGCGTGTGGATGGTTGGCGGTACATACAAGGCTTCGAGGCGTTTACGGGAGGAACACGCCAGGGAGATCCTGAAGTTCGGCGAGGGGCTACTGTTCAAGATCGACCCCGCGGCGAATCAGACAGAGGTTGACGGCACAAGGACAAAGCAGGTATACGAGCGACTCGGGCTAAACCTTCAGAATGCGAATAATAGGCTGCGCGGGGAGGGCGACGGCATCACGGCTTTATATGAAGCCTTCGCCACAGGGCAGCTAAAGATCATGAGGCACTGCAAGGACCTGCTTGACGAGATTAGGTACTATCAATTCGATAATGGAGACATCAAGCCAAATCAGGAAGACCACCTGATTGACTGTTTAAGGTATGCCTGGCAGGGCCGTGAGGATGCGAGGCCGCTATCTTATTTCAGGGCGTATTGGCGTAGGATTAGAGGGGTGTCGGATTATATGAGGGGTAGTGAAGATGAATACGTTCCTGCCTCCCCAGTCGGTTATTAATACCACCTCCTCTAACGAGGCGCTGCCTTCGTATAGCGCGACATTTGACGAAGGTCAACGAGAGATTGGTGTTCGCATCTCTGGCAATGATTCCCCGGAGATGGTCATTGAGGACGATCCTGAGGATCTTGCGGGGTATATCAGGCAGCTTTGGCCGGTAGCTAGGGATGGCAGGCGGAGAACGCTTATCGAGAATGAGTGGTGGAATGCGCTGCGGCAATGGCGTGGTGAGTATGATGACGAGACGAAGGCACGCCTGCAACAGCGCAAGAACCAATCTCAGGTGTTTGTGAAGCTGACGCGGAGCGTCGTTGGCGGGGCTGCGGCGCTGCTAATGCACCTGTTTGCTGACGATGACGGCAATTTCCCGTGGTCTATCGCCCCTACTGATATCCCGGATCTTGAGGGCGTAGACATCGATATGCTGAAAGATGCGACTGCTCAGGCTGCTGGCATGGTGCCAGAGCAGATCAGGGAGCAGTTCTTGAGGGAACATGATTGGGATGAAGTTGTCGCTCAGAAGGTGAGGGAGGCCAGACTACGTTGCGACAGAATGGAGAAGGTCATCCGCGATCAGCTTGAAGAGATGCGGTGGAATGAGGAGTTCTGGGCCGCGATTGTCCCACACCTGATCTACGGGACGACGGTCGTGCAGGGGCCGCTCACCAAGCTGAAGAAGCCATCAAGATGGATGAGAGACTCTAGCGGGACGTGGCGCAGGGCGCTAGACAACAGCCATGACATCTACCACCCTTCAGGGTCTTTGGTAGACAACGCGAGCCTGCGCCCTGAAATGAAGATCCTCGACATCTGGACGGTATACCCAGACCCGACTGGATTCAAACGCAGAGACCTTGAATATGTCTTCGTTAGGCATGTGCTTACGAGACGCCAGTTGAATGCCCTAAAGTACAAGCCAAACTTTGTGTCCTCAGCCATTGATGTTGTACTCAACTCGCATCCCAATAAGGGTAACTGGCAGCCTCAGTGGTGGGAATGGGCTATCCATAAGAACCACGTAGAGAGTAGGTATACAGATCACTTTGAGGTTTTGGAGTTTACTGGGTACATCACTGGTAGGAAGTTGGCGAGGTACGTTCAGGAGGATATCCCTGAGCATCTCCTGAACGAGACGGTGCTGGCTTCGGTTTGGTTCTGTGCGAACGAAATCATCAAGTGCGTCGTTCTCAACAACGACCAGGATGAGTTGCCGTTCCTATTTGTGCCCTATGAACTATACCCTGGTCGAATTTGGGGGCGTGGGATTCCTGCCCAGATGGATGACAGCCAGGACAGGTACAACGCCTGCGAGCGGGCGAAGATGGACAACATGGCCGAGGCTGCCATCCCACAGAGGATCGTCGATGTGTCGCGCATTACGGATAATTGCGACCCTAAGACGTTCTTCCCTGGTAAGACTTGGACGGTTAAGGATCTTGAGGGGTTGAGTGTAGACCCGGTCAAGTATCTTGTCACGCCTCCCAATTTCCAGCATATTCACGCGATTCAATCCGACATCTTGCTCCACATCCAAAAGGAAACCAACCTGCCTGATTTCGCTATCGGGCTAAGCACGAGTACGACACACAACAGGACTGCTGAGGGCCTGGACATGCAGCGTAATATGGCTCTCACGTTTATTAGATCTGTTATTGGGAACATTGACATCTTCCTCACAGCGCCAATGATTAGGGCGCTTTATGACTGGAACATGGCGTATAACCCTGATGAGTCGATCAAGGGTGATTACGAGATTAAGGCGCGCGGTGTTGTGGGTGCCATCAGTAAAGAGGCCATGATGACAAAACTGATGGGCCTCATGAACCAGTTTGGCAGCGAGTTGAAGTACATTATTGACACTGAGAAACTTGGCCAGTTGTTTGCCAAGGGGATGGGGTTGGCGGATGCCGGGCTGACGCGTACATTGGAGGAGGCCCAGGCTCTCAAGAAGCAGGATATGGACATGCAGGCTCAGCAGACATTGCAGTCTAATAGGCTATCGCCGACCACTCCGCCGATGAACGCTGCGCTTGAGGTGCTACAACATTGTAAGAATATCGCCCAGCCTGCTGTCGGTGTTGCGCTTGAGAACGTTGTCAATCTGTATGGTTGGATGAACCCCAAGTGGCAGGCTGCGATTGATGCGATCAACGCTCAGGTTGCTAAGATGGTACAGCACGATATCCCGCCGCAGGAAACACAGGCGATCCTCCAGCAGACACAGCTTAATAAGCCAGCGTATGGCGTTCAGGTGCAGGAGCAACCTTCTCAACCGCAGGTGCAGGAACAAAGCCCTGAGAATCCACAGCAACCTCTAGGAGGCTGATATGGCTATCACCATCACATCCGCAGTTTGCGCCAGCTACAAGAGCGAGGTGCTACAAGGGACGCATGCGTCCGGAGACACTTATAAGTTGCTTCTATTGAAGTCTTCTGCTAGCGGGAGTGGTAATTACACGTATGCGTTTACGAATGTCGGCACACCTGGGACCGGAACGCCAAGCAACAGCAACGTTGGGACGGATGAGGTTGCTGCTGGTAATGGCTACACTTCTGGCGGGGTGACGCTTAGCGCCCCAGTGGTCGGGGTGCTTGGACAATATGCTTACCTCACGTTTGGAAGCGGTGGCAGCGCCGATGCATCTTGGCCTGCATCGACGATCACTGCGTGTGGCGCTGTCATCTATAACTCGTCGAAGGGTAACAAAGCCGTTGCAGTTCTTGGGTTCTCGTCAACCGGGACGGCGCAAGATAAGTCCTCCAGCAATGGGACGTTCACGGTTGATATCGGTAATGCTACCTATACTGCCAACACCATCGCGTTCGTCGCGCCTAACCAAATCACAGACTCTGCGAACGGCTTTATTACCGCCGGGTTCCAGGCAGGTCACTCCTTTATCACGAATGATGCGACTAACCCTGGGCCGTTCACGATCGCGTCCGTGACCGCAGGGACGATTACGATCACGGGTAACAATATCACCAGTGTATCTTCTGGTTCTAGCAAGACCTTGCAAGAGTTCCTTATTTGCTGGTGATTTTGAATGACATGGCGTGCGCCCAGTTATTGGAACTACTCTGACCCTCAGGGGACGAAAGATGAGGCAGAGGTTAAGTTGATCAAGGCGCTTTCGTCTCCTGGCGCGCTTTGGAAGTATGTTGAGGATTACCTTCAGTCTGTGAAGCTGCTAAGTATGGCCAGGCTCGCCAGATCGACAGATGTCGATTCGATGCGGAGGATCCAGGGGCAGATCGCATTCATAGACGAGATGTTGTTCTTGCGGGTTAGGGCCAAGAGGGAAATTGAGGTTGAGACAGAGCGCATGGATGATGTTGCAAGTTCTACGAGTGACAATATACTCGATGATACAGAATGACCCCTCTGGAGTTCCAGACAGGTGGGTTCTGGTGAATAGGAGGCTGACTTGGGAGAGACGGGCGTTAAGACTGCTGAAGCTGCTGGGAATGAGGCTATGCTTGCCGTTTTGGGCAAGCATGTCAATTCCCGTAATGCAGCTGCCATCCGCGATATGATCAGAAAGGGGCAGTATCCTGAGGACCGAACTGAGAATCCACTTGAGGCTGAGGTAGAGCCCAAGCCCTCTCAGCAGGATCCAATGCCACCTCAACAAGAGGGGGCTGCTGCGGAGGGTGCTGAGAACGCTGAGGCTGGGCACAAGGAACAATCTCAAGAGCCTGAGAGCGCCAAAGCTGATGACATGAGCGCCAGGCTTGCCGAGAAGGACGCCGAGATCGAGCGCCTGAAGCGAGAACTCGCCAAAGTGGAACGTCAGTTTAAGGCCATTCAGTCTGCTATTACCCCGACTCAGCAGGAGAACGCCAGGCTCAGGAAGGAGTTAGCCGAATTAAAGGCACGAGAAAGCAGTTCCGCGGCTCAACAGGTTAGCGGGCAGCCTGGCAGGAAGCCCAATTGGGAGGACATTGAGCGTGTGTTCCCAGAGGGTGCAGCCGAGCTTAAGTACGCATACGAGCAGAATCAGGCGCTTCTTAAGAGGCTTGAGGAATTGGAGAGGCGCCTTGGTGGCGGTGCGGAGCAACCGCCTAAGCCGCAGCTCAGTCAAGCGGAAGAGGATGTTCGCGCGATGGCTGTTGAGTTTGTGTTGCGTGCGCACCCTGACGCGCGTGAGATCAGTAAGGACCCAGGCTTCATTGAGTGGGTCAATTCTCACGGTGAGGCTGCGAGGGAGATGTGGGCGCTCCTTGCAGAGCCATGGATGACGCCAACTGCGCCCGCTGTTGTCGCGGAATATTTCGCGGCCTATAAGCGCGATAAAGCTGCCCAACCTGTAAGCTCTCAGAATCAGCCTGCCCAGCAGGCACAGCCTCAACGGCAGCAGAAGCCAACACGCCCGCCTGACATCGCTCCTGATGTAAGGTCTCAAACGCATGTCGGGAGAGAACCTAACAGCGATAACCAAGGGGCCAGGCTTCTCAGCGATGCTGAATGGGAGGCGCTGAACAGGGAGCTTCGCAAGAATACAACCCCGCTTCAGCGTAAGATCGAGATCAGGAACCTCATGCGTGAGCAGTTTGCGCTCGCGCAACGGCTTAGGGCGCAGAGGCGGGCACAACCGTTCAGCTAGAGGAGTGAACTATGGCTATTGATAGAATTGGTGGGATCGCACCCAATAGGGCGAGAATCCCCAAGAAATGGTCCGACTACATGTTGGCCAACTACTATGCCGACAATGTGGTCCCTAACATCTCTAACCACGACTATGAGGGCGAGATCGCCAATCTTGGTGATACGGTCATCATCCAGAAGCGGTTCGCTATCCAGACCTTTGATTACAAGGTTGGCCAGGCCCTCCAGAAGCAAACCAACATGGCCGATGAGTCCGTGCAGTTGACCATCGACTATAGCCACTACTTTAATGTCCCGATCGCGGATGTTGACAAGTTGCAGGCGATGGGGGATTGGCCGAGCGAGATCTTTGATGAGGCCGCGCGCGCCATCGCTACCAAGATTGAGCAGAAGGTGCTTCAGAGCATCCCTGGGTTTGGCGCGACTTCTGTCGGTACGCCTGGCAGCCGTGTTAACGTTGGTCTATCTGGCACCGATCG